TACAGGATAGGGATTTAGGTCCAAAGATGGCAGCACAGGAATGTGACTGTGACTTTTTATCTTCTGGTGATACAGTATTAGATCCTGAAGTACTTACCTGGTATGAAACCTCTTCTACTGTTCAACCTATTGAAGTAAGAGGTATTGATAGAAACTTATGGATTTGGAAACATAGAGATCCAATGAAGAGTTACATGGTAGTAGCTGATGTCGCTAGAGGTGATGGACAGGATTTCTCTACTTATCATATTTTTGATGTAGAGGGAGCAGAACAAGTTGCTGAATACAAAGGTAAGTTATCACCAAAAGAGTTTGGAAATGTATTAGTAGGTATTGCTTCTGAGTACAATGACGCTTTACTGGTAGTAGAGAATGCAAACATTGGTTGGGCTACTATTGAGCAGATTATGGAAAGGGAATACAGAAACCTTTACTACTCCTCTTCTTCAGATCAAGAGACTGTTCAGAGTTACATGGCAAAATATGAAAATGATAAACTAACACCTGGATTCACCAACTCAGCAAAAGTAAGACCTTTACTTATTGCAAAGATGATGGAATATGTTCATGAAAAGTCTGTAAAGATTTATTCAGAGAGATTACTGAAAGAGATGAGAGTATTTATCTGGAAGAATGGTAAACCTCAAGCACAGGTAGGATACAATGATGATTTAGTAATGGCATTTGCTATTGGATTGTATGTCAGAGATACTGCTTTACAGATGAGACAACAGGGCATGGATCTCACAAGAGCACAGTTGAGTTCCATATCAAATCTAAATAAAAAAAATAATTCTGTTATTCAAGTTGGTTTTCAACAAAGTAATCCTTATCTTATAGATAATGGATCAGGGCATGTAGAGGACATTTCTTGGTTACTAAAATAGAACTATTTATATAAAATATAACATTAGATGGCAGATACCACATTATTTAGTAGACTCCAAAGACTTTTCGCTACTGATGTAGTAGTTAGAAATGTAGGAGGTACTCAACTGAAGATCGCTGACATCAATCAGATTCAGACAACTGGTAAGTATCAGACCAATTCTCTTGTAGATAGGTTTTCCAGACTTTACATTTACAACAATAAGAATATCTTTAATCCTAACCTGAACTATCAGACGTTACGGATTCAGTTATACTCCGATTACGAGGCAATGGATACAGATCCAATCATTGCTTCTACTTTAGATATTATTGCTGATGAATCTACATTGAAAGATGATGTAGGTGACTTAGTAACTATCAAATCATCAGATGAAAACATTCAAAAGATACTACACAACTTATTTTATGATGTTCTCAATGTAGAGTTTAACTTATGGTCTTGGACCAGACAGATGTGTAAGTATGGAGATTTCTTCTTGAAGTTAGAGATTGCAGAAGAGTTTGGTGTTTACAATGTTATTCCTTACACTGTTTACAACATGGTAAGGTATGAGGGTAGAGATCCTAAAGATCCTACAAAGGTAGAGTTTGTTATTGATCCAGATGGACTAGCATCCTCTGCAGATCCCAACAACATTCCTAAATCAGATAAGAGTACAATCAGACTAGATAACTATGAAGTAGCACACTTTAGGTTGATATCTGACACCAACTATCTTCCTTATGGTAGATCTTTTATTGAACCTGCTAGAAAGATCTTCAAGCAATTGACCTTGATGGAGGATGCAATGTTGATTCACAGAATCATGAGAGCTCCTGAGAAGAGAGTATTCTACATCAATGTAGGACAGATACCTCCTGCAGAAGTAGAGCAGTTCATGCAAAAGACTGTAAATCAGATCAAGAAGACACCTTATGTAGATCCACAAACAGGACAGTACAACTTGAAGTTCAACATGCAAAACATGATGGAGGACTTCTACCTACCTGTTAGAGGAACAGATACTTCTACAAGAATAGACACTACACCAGGGTTACAGTATGATGGTATTGCAGATGTTGAGTACTTGAGAGAGAAGATGTTTGCAGCATTGAAAGTACCAAAAGCATACTTTGGATATGAAGGAGACTTACAAGGTAAGGCAACACTTGCAGCTGAAGATATTAGATTTGCAAGAACAGTAGAAAGAATTCAGAGAATAATGGAATCAGAGCTCACTAAGATAGCTTTGGTACACCTTTACACTCAAGGATACAAAGGAGAGAGTTTAACTAACTTTGAAATCTCACTAACTAATCCTTCTATTGTTTATGAACAAGAGAGGATAATGTTGATGAAAGAGAAGATGGACCTAGCATCTACTATGGTTGACTCTAAGTTATTCTCTACAGAGTATGTTTATGAAAACCTCTTCAGTTTATCTGATGATAAGATTATTGAGATGAGAGATCTTATCAGACAGGATGGTATTAGAGGATTTAGAATGGCACAGATAGAGAATGAAGGTAATGATCCTGCAGAAACAGGAGTATCATTTGGTACACCTCATGATCTAGCATCTCTTTATGGTAGAAGAGCATCATCTGATAACAAAGTACCAGTAGGGTATGATGAGTCAGAGACATTAGGCAGACCTATTGAAAAAGCAAGTAAGATAGGAACACAAGATGATCCTTTAGGACAGGATAGATTAGGTACTAAAGACAATAGAGGAGGCTATGATCAAACACCAGATAAGTTGAGAGAAGCTTCTAATCAAAGAACAAAATCCATCTTCTTCAAGAACAAAGATATGTTTGAACCAAAGAAAACTTTCCTATTTGAAAGTAAGGAAGAAGAGTCTAAATTACTAGATGAATCTAATATTAAGAATTTAGAGGATTAACAAATATTTATTAGAGTAAACAACTACTGATGAAAGTAAAACACAGTAAATACAAAAATACAGGATTGATATTTGAACTCCTTGTAAAGCAAGTAGCTTCTGATACCTTAGAGGGTGTAGAATCGCCTGCTCTAAAGATCATAAAGAAGTACTTTACTGGAAAGTCCTCTTTAGTTAGAGAATTCAAACTGTATGAATTTATCTCAAAGAATAGAGGTGTATCTCAAGTACAGGCAGATAACATTGTATCTACTATTTTAGAGGTAGCTAGAAAGATGGATAAGACTCTTCTAAAGAATCAGAAGTACAATCTTATCAAAGAGATAAAGGATTCCTACAATGTAGAGGATTTCTTTTCTATGAAAGTAGTAGATTACAAGCCCTTAGCTGCTACTTACTGTCTAATAGAAGCTCATACAGTAGATACTCTGGTAGATCCTTCTACATTAGTAAACAATAGACTTACAGTCTTAGAACATCTAACTGCTAAGAAGCAAGATAAAGCATCAGTCAGAGAATCTTTAGTTGAAGAGTTCTCAAAATATGACAAAGATGTAAGGATGTTGACTTACAAGATTTTATTAGAGAAGTTCAATGGGAAGTACACTACACTGTTACCTGAACAAAAGAACTTATTAAAAGAGTTTATTACTTCTAACTCTTCAACTACTAAACTAAGAACTTTAGTAAATGAAGAACTAAAGAACATACAAGAATCTTTATCTCAGTTAGAAACAGGAATAGACAATAAGGTGGTAAAGATCAAGGTAAACGAGATAATTAAAGGTATTACTTTACTTGCTAACACTGAAAAAGTAACTGATGATGATTTAGTTACTTTGATGCAATACTATGAATTAGTAAAAGAACTAAGAACAGTATGAACAGGGAAAAGGTAAGAGAGGGTTTATCTAAGATAGTAAAGGAGATCCTTTATGAAGAATCAGAACCTGGAGGACCTTCTCCTGAAGCACCTGGTATTCCTGAAGAACCTTCTGAGGAATCAGAACCACCAGTAGAGAATAATGTAACAGGAACAGGAGCAAGTTTTACTCCTGGAGATGGAGCACAGTATGCTACTCCTTCTGCATTTTCAGTAAATAAAGCAGGAAAAAATAGAGCAACTAAGTTTTTAGAAAAATTAGGATTTAAACAAGTAGAGAGGCCAAAGCGTCCTTCCAGTACTAAAACTGCAGATTTTGTATGAGACATTTACAAGAAAAATACATTAGTGTAGAGAACAATACATTCTCTAAGGCACAATTCAAAAGAGACGCTATCATGGAGTGTCCTACTTTAGTTACTCACTTCAACTCTTATGAGGAAGTGGTATCTATTTTAAAGAACAAAAGTATCCTTCAAGAGATAAAGGATGTAGAGTACTCTACTTCTAAACCAGAAGACTATCTATCACCTGATGTATTAGATACAGCAATAAGATGTGAGTTAGATGATAAGCATGGTACTTTAGATGTATCTTCAGAAGATTATGATAAAGCTAAAAAAGAGGCTATCAAGAATCTAACTAAGGATCAACTCTACTATGTAAACAAGTATGGTGAGCAAGAAGAAGCTTCAGGAGATCAAATGGAGAAAGTAACTCTCAAAGAAGATAGTTTCTCTACTGCATTAGGAAATGCTCTCAATGTATTGAATGAATCAAGAAATGAAGCTATTCAGAACATAGAAAATGATGAAAGAACCAAAGAGAGAATCTCTGGTATGCTTACTACATTTGTTTCTGATGATGAAGAAGACACACAGAGGTTAGAATATGCTCAGTTTGTAAACAGTGAGATGGAAGATCCTAAGAACATAGTAGACTACAAGGAGATTATGTCAATGGATGATCTTACTGCATCTTATGATAACTACTTAGAGAACCATAGTGAAGATATTTCTGATCTTTCTGAAGAAGCTCCTGGAGAGGAAGATTTATTAGCTTCAAAGATTCAGAAGTCTTTAAATAAACATAAGAAAGATACTTCAAAAGTACATCAGTTGAAAAAAGCAAGAACTGCTCTAAACAAAGGAGATGTGGATACTGCTAAAGATATTGCTAACAAGGATCATTTGAACGAACAAGATTCAAATGTAGTTAGGTTAGCACAGATGATAGCTGATGAGTTTACTATTGAAGATTCAGAAGGAGATAGATTCTCAACTTATGTAAACTACAAAGTAGGTAAAGTAGAAGATAGTAACTTTGAACTAGATACTGAAGCAACAGAAAAGACTCCTGAAGAAGCAGCCAAGTATGGTACTGGAGAAGGATGGGGTGGTAGTTTTAGAGTAAGTCCTATTGAAGGAGGCTATGAAGTTAGAAACACTGAAAAAGGTGGACTAGTAGCAACAGAGATAGATGGTAACTTTAGACTATTAGATGCTCAAGAATCTAGAGCTGAACTAGAGACTGATTTCATGCAAAACAGAAAAGAGACTTCTGATTACATGGAA